TTGGCCCACTTTTTAGGGTCTTCAAAAACGCCGGTTTTAGGGTTGAGAGTTGCACCGGTTGGGTTGAAGTCGGTTACATAATCGCGATTCGCATCATGGGCGGCATTCGTTTTGTATGGCTTATTCAATTTGTAGCCACACGCCACACATTTTAATTCACCGAAAACGGGATTAGCCAACGGAACGCGAACCCCAAACGGTTTTCTTTTCCGATAGCATAACGCCTCAATGTCTTCAACACTTTCGACTTTCTTAGGTGTTTGATACCTCATTCTTTCACCTCAATTTTCAGGACATTTTTTGAATTGTATGTAACCCCTCGGTATGTTTCGATATAGCCACATGTATCGGCACATATTGAATATGGTTGATAACTCGCCACATACGCCTTATGGCCGCATTTTTTACAGTAGCCCCAACCACCATCAAAATTCCGAACTCTACGCCAAGCCATCACTCATCACCTCTTTCCCAATTGTGACAGTGAAGCGGTGCTTGATAACCGCATTGATAGCATTGCCAATCAACAACCCCAATTTTACTTTTAGGGTCAATGTAAGTTATCAATTTCAACCTTGAAGCCGAACCCGAAACATCGTAACAAATGTTCGCACATATCGTTACGGGGCAATAAGGCCGGTCGGCATCGCGTAGCGAATTGACGGTTTGAATATACTCTAAGGTTTTGTCAGTCATAATATCACATCCCCAACCTTTTTTGAATCCAAACAACCGCCGACAAGTATTCGGCATAAGTGTATGGCTCATCATTTTCATCTAATACGGTTTCCTGTAAATAAAAGTGGTCGTGGGCATATCCTTGATGAACTATGCCTATCGCACATTCTTTAATTCTTTTTGTAATTCTCTTCATTGTTTCCTCTCCTGTCGGTTATTTAACCATAGTTTTATCAAGTATATAACCCTGCCGGTGCGACTAAATAGTGTCCTCCTTTTCGGAACGACTAAATCATCATTCCTCTTTTTCAGGGAAACATCGGCGGTAAATGCGTTCATTCTTTCCAACCTCCGGCATTTCCAATTTGGAGGCGGTTAAGTGTGGTCGAGCCGTTGCCTTGCCATTCGCCGTGTCGTTTGACGGTTCCGGTCAAGAGCAATTTATCACCGGTCTTGATGTGGCTTGTATCGGCTTTACCGAAGGTTACAAACGCCTCATTATTTTTGGTGCGGAACTCGGTTATGGTGTAGCCGTTTTTGGTTTCGCGTTGCGAGTGATAGAATACTTTTACGGTGATTCTTTCCCCTATTTCGGCGGTGTAGGATTTGGTTTTGGATTCGGGTTTGATGTCGGACTTTTCGGAGAACCATTCCTCATGTATTTTCTTGAGCCATCGCGAGGACGCGCCCGCATAGACATTCCATGTTTTTCTTTGAACCACTCCGCATTCGGCCACCGATAATACTTTTCGGGTAAAATCACTTGGGCGGTCGTTTTTCATGTCGTCTACGGCTTGAGCAAAGTCGGACGCGAGCATCATAACTTTGGCCGATGGTCGCCACTCCATCATGTTAAGAAGCGTGTGCATAGGCAAAGTATTGTTGATGTCGGCGTTCCGTTTGATATTGAAAATGTTTGATATTTTGAAGCGGGGTCGCCATTCGACCGGTCGCCTTGGGTGCGAAGTATACCATTCGCCCAATTCTAAGAGGTTTTCATCGGGTAGATATTTTACCCTTGAAAATAACAGATAATGGCCTAAACCGGATTTATACGGCATTTTTTGGGTCGCATACGCACCTACGAGCATGTTCATGAGCGAGGTTTCAAAGGTGGTTTCGGATACGCGACCGCCATGTGAGGTGGGTTCATCCGGTGATGCTTTGGCGTAGCAAAGTAAATCCTCAAGGTCTTTTGGGTCAAGACCGGTGTATGATTTGAGGCATGTTTTACCCACATATCGTTTTTGACCTTTGGGCGATTCGACAATGAAGACCTGTTTTCTACGCCTACGGCCCGATGTGCAATGGTCGCATTGGTCTACATATTTTTCCGGTAATTTTTTACGACCTACGCGTTCGGGTATTTTTTCACCAAACATGGCCGTGTAAATCGCGGGCGTGTCTTGAGGATTGTTGGGGTCGGCGGGGTCGCACACGGCTATGACGCGCCACTTTGAAGGCGGTGTGTATTGGGCCTTGATTTGAACGGTCGAATATCCGACAAATTTTGACTCTTTGAAAACATCGGGTGGGGTGTGCAATTTTCCGGTGTGGTCGAGGTTACGCCATATTTTTTTGATGTCGGGAGATTTGAGCCGATAGAGACGGCGGTTCACTTTCGGATTGAAACGCCATTTTTCACCGGTCATATCCTGAAATTGCTCATCGAAAACGGAACCGTGTTTTCGTTTACATTTGACAAAGGCGCGATAAGTGGGCGGCGGTGAATCCTGAAATTGATATTTGAACGGGATGTCACGCGAGCCACACTTCTTTGAAAATCTCTCAAGCGATTTTTGAACACGCGGCCATTGCGCGTGTGTGCATGAGAAGTCAACTGAAATATCATTCTTGGACAAATTGAGTCACCTCGGATTCTTGGAGTGGTCGGTAGCCGTTTTGGAATTGCGCGTGTGTGATGGTGCGAGATGTTTTGAATCGCCCGTTGATAGTGTCAAGGTGTGCAATGCGTGTGTGTGTGTCTGTACGCGAGACTACAAAAATAATATGATATTTTCTCAAGGGGAACCTTGAGATAGTCACTGAAATCGGAGAGTAGAAAGTCGTCTTCATATTCAAGCACCCCATAGGAATGTGAATGTGCCACAGTGAATGCAACGGGCATTTTCGTTCGATACGCCGATAGCGGTGAACTTTTTACATCCACACTTTTTACAGCGCACACCTTTCAAGGTGATATGGTCTTTCTTAGGTTGGGTTCGGGTTTTTGGGGTCATCTGTTTCGCCTCTAATTACCCATATACATACTACTATTTAAACCTACCGATGCGACTAAAACTGCGACTAATTTTTTTAACGACTAATTTAGCCCCTCGCGAGCGCGTGTGCGTTCATATTATTACAAAAAAAACACCTGAAATATTTGCGACTAAACCGGGCTCAACAAAACCGACTAATTTTATTTTTGAAATCGGGGAGGTTTTCGACTAATTCAAACGGGCGAGAGCGACTAAATCTTTACGACTAAACCGGCGAAGCCTGATTCCCGCCGCCATTTTTAGGCTCGACTAATTAAAGGGAGTGTTTTCGCGTTTTTTAGTCGGGTGATGGAAAGGCGACTAATTTTTATTTTTTTAGTGCGATATTTAGGCTCGACTAAAGTTTGGCGTGGATTTTTGTAGTCAATAATTTTTAAGGGTTTCTTAATCGCGACTATTTTTTTATGCCTGATTTTTGACGAAAAACCTTACCCATCATTTATTCTCGACTATTTTTTTGGCGACACATTTTTTATTTAGTCGTCTTTTACGACTAAACAGCGGTTAATCGCGACTAAATTTCATGCTCGCAGTCATCGTATTAGTCGTAAAACAAGAACCTTTTTTGCCAATGCCCTACACCTACCGTATTAGTCGCATTTTACGACTAAACACCTCACTGAAAGCCTGATTTTTAGTCGCGTATTATTTAATTCCCGACTAAATTTCAGGGGCGCAGTCTACTCTTTAGTCGTAAACCGAAGGTCGCCTCATTGTAGACCCTCATAAAAAACAAAATCTTTTTTTTACGACTAAACGCACTACCGCATTCTGTTATTTTAGTCGCGATTAAAATTGGCGTTTATCTCGACTAAAATTACAGCACGACATACACCGTTTAGTCGCAAAACACGACTAAATCCCTCCGAACCCCTACTAAATGCCGCCCTCCCTGAAGTTACGACTAAAAAGCCCACGCACAGCCTATAAAATTAGTCGCGACTAAACGCCTATTAGTCGTAAAAAAATAACAAAAAAAAATAATACTCGACTAAATAACACAAAAAAGACCAAAAATTATTCGCGAATAAATTGCACATTCAGGTCAATAAATTAGTTGCACCGGTGCATATATAAGGGTGCGGCCCCTACGATAGATTGGAGATAAGTAATATGCCCCCCGAAACTGATACATGGATAGACATAAACACCTTTGATGTGCCGATGACCGAATATAAACAACTCGGCTACCTGCACCGCATAGGCGAATACAAGACCGCACCGGACTACACGCACCCACACTTCACCTTTGTGAAGTATGTAGCCGCCGCCGCAATAGGAATTGATGTGCCGTCGAATCAAGACATGGTTAAAGTCTGTTACACCTTCTACCCTGTCGATGATGAAGAAGAATAATTCTCAACCTGAAGAATTACTTTAACGACTAAAAGTCGATGCCGCCCTGCTCTCCGGTTCGCCGGAGGGTGGGGCCTTTTTTAACGACTAATTTTCTTTACGACTAAGAGCGACTAATTTTCTTTACGACTAATTTTTTTTCTTTCTTTTTTACGACTAATTTTTTTTCCTGAACGACTAATTATTTGCGACTAAATGCGACTAAAAAAATAACACATAATAAATTATTCGCGACTAAAATCCCCTGCTCATATTATTAGTCGTAAAATTATTCCCGACTAAACGCATTACTGCGTTATTAGTCGCTCAGGGCCTATTATATACCTTGAACACAAGCGTTCAACATGGCAAACGACCATAACCCCGAAGACCGCCCTATTGTGGATGAATCCACCGTTGAACGACAAAACCTTGAGGTGGCTATGATGCAATTGCATGAAGTCATTCAAACCGTCAAGAGTCCAACATCAACCTTCGTGTATGACATAAACTGTGACACATCAACACACCTTGAAGCCCTTGAAGAGATAATGGGCCACATTGAAGACGCATGGTGCGCCCTTGATACCAAAGCACTACCAACAGGCGACGAAGACAAGATGTGGTGTAATTTCCTCATCCCTGAAATGTCAAAACTCAATTGCGGCCACCACCCTCAACGCGCTTACAGACTTGGCAACGGCGACCTTGTAGGAGAGTGCCTCAAGTGCAACTACTCCGCTGTTCAAAACATCCACAGCGACGACGAATTCAAAGCGGAACTTGAAGCCGAGCGTCAAGCCGATGCACAGGCCGAACTTGAAGCCGAACTATGCTATGGAGACGACTTCGACGGAGGGTGGTATTGATGGGAACACCGGCCCTTCTCACCATCACTGATGAATACGGTGAACAAGTGTTCTATCGTCGCCACTATGACGGCTACCCTTCTCATGTTATGCCGAACCTCGCACCTGTCCTTGAGCGCGTCCGAGCCGTTGGGTCAAACGATTCATACGGCCTTCGCATTTCCGATGTTGCCGCCCTCGTTGCGTGGGTCGGCGTTGAAGAAGAACGAGCCTATGCGAAAGACCGTGTAGACATCGGCCTTCCGAACTTTGGCAAAATGTCTACATGGCTTCAAATTGATGAAGAATTTGCTCATCGAGGTTACTTTTCACATTATTATGTTCTTGACCTTGAGACTCTTTCTCTCTATGAATTTATGAACGCTTAACGACTAAAATCGTTTACAGTATACGACTAATGTCGGGCCGTTCCTGACCCCCCCTCGGTGGGGTCGGGAACCACTTTTCGACTAATTTTGGGTTTCGACTAATTTATTTTCTTTTTTTTTTGGCCGATTTTATTTACGACTAAATTTCTGGGTCTTTTTTTTACGACTATTTTTTTTTAGTCGAGAATAACTTTACGACTAATTTTTTCAGGTGTTTGATTTATTAGTCGCGAATAAATTATCAGTGTAAAAATTACACCGAACGCGGATATTCAAAATTTCGGCCCTCCGAAAACATGAATGAATCATGTTCAGTGTTGAATCAGGGCAAAACAGGCTCGCAGTATAGCGTTTAGACCCTAAAATCAAGAGAATCATGTTCAAACATGAATCGAAACCCCCAAAACGGCTCAAATTCGCACATTGTCGGCCCGTCAAAAAACGGCTCGGCTCATACCTGAAATGACCCAAAAACGGCCAATTTCAAGGATTAGGCGTAAAATGTTCATATAGGCGTATAGATACCGCCGGTAACATGGAGGAACAAAACACCCCCGAAACCGGCGAGAGCCGGATTGAAGAACCGGTGTTTGAGCAAATCGCTCAAACAACTGAGAGAATGATTGACCTAAGCGAGATGGTGAAAACGCGTTTCAGTCATGCCCTAAGCATGGCGGCTGTAAAAGCGTATAACGGCAACCGAAAAGGAACCTTGAAACAATTAGGTATCAAGGCGAAAGACCTCAAAGGAATGCCCGACCATATGGACTACCGAAAAGCGGCGAACTTGACACCCAAAAACGCCACACCAGAAGCGTTATTCAACGCCGGTGTGAGTGTTGTAAAGTTCATCAACGGACAAATGAATCCAATTACTCTTGAAGTATTGGGGCCTCAATTTGAGCAACTGCTTGATGATAACCGAACCGTGAAGCAAATGGCCGTTGCTATCATTGCCTTTGACCGATTGACCCGACTTGAGAAGGCCGGTATCACATCCAAGAACATCGAAGTAACCACCGTTGAAGACACCCTCGCTCTTGAGTCAATCAAGGCGAAGGCAACCGTTGAAGCATTCGGACTTGAAGACCCGTCGGCATTCATGCGAACCGTTGAAGTTGATTCGGCGGCAATGATTCGCACCGACTTTCAAAACCTACGCATCAAGCAACAGAACGGCAACTATGAACCCGCCGACGGCATCTATACTCATGGATGCACTGTTTACACATTCGGCACACTTGACAAGAACGGAACGGAACACCGACCTCACCACCTATCCGTTAATGTTGAAACCATCCAAGACATTGATGTGAACGCTCGGAATTGGCACTGTGGAAAGAAGAACGGTGGCTGTGGAACACTCGTTTCAAACGGTCAAATCAAGAACGCTCAATGTCCTCGTTGTGGGCAACCCAAACACATGATGACCGGTGGTTCAGTCGATATACGCCTCCCTCAAATCATGAGTGACGGCAAACTTCGCACTTATGGCGGTCATCAAATCCACATGGTTTCAGTTCGGATAAGTGGCGCATGTGCTTCACTAATCCTCAAGGCCAAAGCAGGACAGGCAACCGCCGCCCTCGCTATCCGCACCTTGATGAATGAAGGAGTCAAGTATCGAAAGACCGTGAAAGGTCAACGCATGGTATGGCAATACGCTCAAGTTCATCCTTGTGCTTTCGATATTGCACACTTTGGCATGACCTTTGGCCTCGCCCTTGAAGACATTGAAAGCCTACCTGTTGAAGGGTAACTACAACCCTTTGATTGATACCTGAAATTTCAAAAAAACAACCCACTGAAAGCCTATGATTGAATAAAGAGATAGAATTGAAGTCCTCACCTTCGACTTCAATATCAAAACATTGCTCGGAGGTGGGTTTTTTCATGCCGATTGAAAACCGCCGACAAAGACAGAACCGGAACACCCCTAAAAACACCAATATAAACGCCTCTACGAGCCTTCAAGGTATCAATAGGTCAATTGGTAGCACCGGAAAATTTGAGGCCCATTTAGGGGGGGTTTTGGGGGGTTTTTTCTTTTTTTACTCCAAAAATAAAAAAAACGGCGACATCTGCCGTTGCTTAGTCTCCCGCAAAATTTACTACAAAAAATTATGAAAAGCAAGTATCAATACCTGCGTCGATTAACAACCTTAAGATTGCCACGCGCTCTTGCTTTAGCCTTGCCTCCGGCCCATTCGCCTTTGCCCGATTTGCCAAAGACCATCTTCGCACCTTTCATTCCGCCTGAAAATTGGTCTACTGCGTGTGCCAATGCCATTACTAAGTCGTTGTGTCGGCCCGTATCAACAATCTCGCCGTTTTTCCAAGCGTGTGATTCTAATTCGTCAAGTAACTCGCTCATAATGCGTCGAGTTTTGTCGTCGCCATACGGGATGACAATTTTTTCTCGCTCGAACCATACCCTAAGTCTGTTAAGCAAAGCCTGTTTCAAACCTTTGTTGCTAACTTTGCTTTCCCTGTAATCTACGCCGATACCCTTAGCCTCTAACAACGACTTAAACAATCGTTGAAACCCAACATCTTCCGCCGCCAAAGGTGCGCTGTATCGCTTACACCATTCACCAATCATTTCAGCCTGTTTGTCAGGAGGAAAGTCGTTCCTTCGCCATATGTTTGACACTACTAAATCGCCATTACTTTCTTGTCGGACAGCGCACAGCACCGAGTAGTCCTTACCTAATCCCTGAGAAGGGTCAAAACCAATAACATACCGGCAACTATCCCGTTTTTCTGTATCAAGCACTTGGTCTAAGTCCATATTTTTACGGGTATACTTACGGGGATATACTGCCGAGTCATCATCTATTACTTGACAAAGCAATTCTTGTGCAAACTCCAACGCACCCATAGACTCACGCTGTTCAAGTAAAAATTGAGTAGGTCTAAACTCCGGCCATAACGCTTCTAATTTTTCCGGTTCATGCTTGTGTTCATCCCAATTAGGGAATGCCGACCATGTTCCGCTTTTCCATTGGGTGTTGTCAAGCATTTCAGTGTGGTAAAGGTCAGTCATAGACATTGGCGTTCCAACACAGTAAATTGACGAGCCGGGGTCAAGCATAGGCATTACAACTTTACGCAACCAATGGCGCAACTGTTCGTTGTTTAATTCTTTTTTAGCGTCAAGCAATACATCGTCAAGAGCAATAACCGCCGGATGCTCACCACGAATAGCCGAACCCACAGAAGAACAACGAATTACAGCACCATTAGTCAAATACAATTCGATTTTGCCACCACGCTTTGTATCGAGGTAGCGAGACAATTCAGGATGCTTTGTCAAATCACTACGAATTTCAGCCAAACGACGAATTGCAGTATCGCGACTTGCACTAAATAACCAAACCTGTAAAGGATTACCGTTAAACTTCTCAAAAAGACATTGATGTAATAACTTAACACCCAAAGTCGTGCTTTTACTATGCGAGCGAGGCGCAATGATACATACACGGTGAACATGACTACCTTTCCTATCAGTGTATAAGTCCATCCATTTACCTATATGGTCGCCCCAAGCATAACCAAGCCAACGATAAAAATACTGAACATCATGTCTTGCTCTTTCAAAGGCTAATGCTCGTTTGACACTTGACATAGGACATCACATAATTTTCGATAGGGATTTTCCAAAAAACATTTTTTGTTATATTATACATAGTATCATCTACTGCGGTCTAAGCGAGCGCATTCCACAATACGGACAAACTCTTGTTAAAGCCTTTCCCCTCATCATATA